TATCTGCTAACTCTGTTGAATCTAGTTTGCCATCTGCCAAGGCATCTGTTACGGTATTATTTACTGCTTCTGGTGTGCCTTGATCTAATGCTGCTTGTTCTGCTTCTATTGCTGCTTGCTCAGCATCTGCTTGTGCCTGTGCATCTGCTTTTGCTTGTGCCTCTGCTTCTTTAGCCTCTGCTTCTGCAATTGCATCTAATTCAGCCTGTCGTGCTGCCTCTGCTTCCGCTTCTAGTCTTTCTGCTTCTGCCTTGGCTTCTTCTTCGGCTTTAGCCTCTGCTTCTGCTTGTGCTTTAGCAGCCTCTTCTTCTGCTGCTATTCGATCTGCCTCTGCCTTTTCAGCATCTGCTTTAGCCTGGGCTGCTTCTTCTTCTGCTGCTATTCGATCTGCCTCTGCTTGTGCTGCTGCTTCTTCTGCTGCTTTTGCTTCGGCTGCTGCCTGAGCCGCTGCTGCTTCTGCTGCTCTAGCATTTGCCTCTGCCTCTGCTGCTTGTCTTTCTGCTTCTGCTCTGGCTGCTGCTTGTCTAACTGATTCCTCTGCAGCAAGTGTGGCATCTACAACTGAATCTGCTGAATTAACTGCTGATCCCATAGCCTCAAGTGATTGATTTACAAGGAGTAACGCTGAATCTAATTGTGCTTTTGCAGTATTTACTTTTCCTTGCCAGTAAACAACTTCTTGGTTTGCTGCTGTTAAGTTTGTTTGTGCTGTTTGCAAAGCCTGCTGTGCTGCATTAATTTCTGATTGCAATGCATTTTTATTTGATTGTAAGCCAGACAAAAAGGCTTGTGCTGTAGTAAAATTTTGCTGTGCAGTAGTTAAATTATTCTGTGCAGTAGTCAAAGCCTCTGCAAGATTTGTATTTGCTGGTGCTGGTGTATAAGGTGTATAGCCAGTTCTATCAACATGTGCTGTAAAATTAGCAGATGTGGTTCCAGATGTTAGTGGTATAGAAGTGCTTCTCATTTGATTATTTACATACTCAATTACCTGTACTGGATTATTGTAGTTATTTCCATTCATTCCCACAGAAGAAATATCTGCTTTCCAAGAACCATCTAGTGGGTTTACATCAGCATCAAATGTCATATATGTTTTTGATGTGTTCCATGATCTTGATGCATAAGGAACAACATTCCATTCGACTAAAAGACTGTTAATTGTTGTTGAATATCTAACATATGTATCTGAGTCAACATTCCACCAATCACGAAAATTAATATAAATCGCTGGAGCATTGCCACCCCAACCTTGAGGGGTACCAAAAGATATCAAACCATTTGTTGCTACATATACATCTGTGTATTCTTGATCTCCAAGTCTAAGAGCATATGGAAGATTCATTTTAAATGCCCAGTCATCATCTTTTGGAAGATTTGTAGTTTGTGGATTACCAGCGTTTTCTAGTCTAATCTGATTTTGAACTAATGTAACATCACCTTGACGAGCAAGTACAGTGGCACTATCTGTATTTACTAATACTGTTTGACTGTCAATCTGAGTATTAAGAACTGTCATACTATCTATCAAAGATAGGACTGTTGCTGACTCTGTGGCTACTGATTGTGCTCTTGCTGTTTGAGTTTCTACCGCTTGGGCCAGGAAATTCTGAGCAGATGTAGCATTATTAACAGCCACAGTAGCACTATCTACTACTGTCTGAGCCTGTGTAATAGAGGTCTGAGCCTGTGTGATAGTGGCTGTAATAGTCTCTGTAGGGCTTGTAATGGCTGTTGCTTGGGTTTCTATGACTGCCGTGGCAGTTTCAGCCTGAGTAATTGCAGTCTGTGCTGCCTCTATAATGACTGTTGCGCTTTCAATTGTTACTGTAGATCCTGTAGAAATTGTTGCTGTTGATGTTTCTGATGTTGAAACTTGTAATGTTATTTCTTCTATTGCACGGGCATGGTCAACTGGGGCTAGGATAAGCCACAAAACCACTAATAGTCCCACCAAACCACTCTTTAGTAGGAAAGATTTAATGTTGGGTCACACCCTTTCCAAGATGTTTGATAACCTTATTATATCATTTTATAGAAACAAAAAGAGGGCTAACACTTGGTTAGCCCCCTAATTGCTAGGTTAGGTTACTTCTTTAGAAGTGATACCTTAGCCTTTGGATTCTTTTTGTTCCACTTTGTAGCAAGTGCATTGTACTGCTTTACATAATCAGCACGATCAGCAATAGCCTTTGCATCAGCGGCAGCCTTAGCAGCAACTGCCTCAGCCTTTACTGCCTCAAACATTGTCTGAATAGCATTTACCTGTGCAATAAGTGCATTTAGCGTAGCATTAGTTGTAGCAGATCCTGTTACAACATTTGCTGTAGCAGATACTTCTACTTGAGAAACAGTTGGAAGTGATGCTCCACCCTTAGCAGTTACATTAATAGCAACATCTGTAAGTGGCATATAGACCTTATAGGCCTTTACACCATTAGCATCTGTTGTTACTGATACCGCTGTAAGTGAATCACTTGCTGCACCAAATGCATATGATGAAGTAATTCCACCAGTTGCAAACAGGTTGGCAAATGTCTTACCTGAAAGGACAAGTCCCTTAGCATCTACAGGAGTTACTGTAATTGTTGCTAGTTCACCAGCAGCGTATACAGGCTTATCAAAAGCAATCTTAACTGATGCAGCAGATCCTTCAACACGCACAGATGCAGTGTTTGAAACTACCGCTCCAGTTGTTGTGGCTGTTGAGCCAGTTGATACCTTGATTCCTGCAGTTCCAGATGTAACACCTGTGAGTGCAAACTTTGCTACACCATCAACAATTGTTGCTGATGTGTATGCGTTGCTTACAACTGATGTTGAATCAGATACTGCGTAAAGTGTTCCTGCTCCAACTGTTACGCCTGCTGCATCGTATGCAACTGCTGTAACTACATCAGAATTTGATCCTGTTGCAATAACTGGCTTTGCTGTTGTTGTAACAACTGAAGCAATGTCTCCGTAGAATGTAACCTTCTCAACTGCAAGGACAACGCCTGATGCAGATGTAATTGTTACAGTTCCAACGCCTGAAGTATTGTCAGCAAATACACCAATGTACTGACCATTAGCAACTGTAAGTGCACGACCTTGTGCAGAAATTGTTGCATGGTTTGAACCAGTTCCGATCAAACCTGAACCTGAGACAATTGCTGTCATTGATTCAGATGCTGATGCTCCTGCTGCGTTCTTCTGTGTGACAACAATAACTGCTACTGCATCTGATGCTGTTGCTTTTGAAGCAAAAACTTCTACGTCTGCTGTTGCTGAAATTGTTTCACCCTTATTAATAATGGATGTTGATGTGCCTGCTGAAGCCTTAGTGTCTGGAGCAGTTACAGTAACTGTCCATACTACTGCTGCTGAGTTTACAAACCCAGTTGAGCCTGTCTTCAATGAAGGCGTAAATTTATATACATAAATACCAGCGACGCTTGGAGCATCTACTGTAGCCTTAATCTTTGCAGTTACATAAGTTGCTGTGTTTGCTGTTGAAGCAATATCAGCAGAATAATTACCAGAGCCAAGTGCTACAACTGCACTAGATGTTTCCTGTGTTGAGAGCGTTGCAAGTGATGCAGACCCTGCAGGAAGACTAGTTACAGATGAAGTCAATGTGACTGTATCTGATGTTGACTGTGCCAAGAACGAAACAGTTACTACTGCTGTTGCAGATTCTCCAGTGAATACAGCATCTGCTGCATTATCAATTGAGATCGTGTCTGCGTTTACAGCAGCCTGTGACGGCATGGCAGAAAGTGTTGCAAAAGACATGGCTGCAGCCGTGACTAATGCGAGTTTCTTAAATGAATTCATCTTTCTCCTTGTTTTGTATATCTGATTATTTAATCAGAATTCTTATAATAGGTTTAATCTATCCAAGTAATCACGGATATCTTCCGTCATTGGCTTAGGTTCTAATTCTACCATATCCTGCTGTTCCTTTGCAAATCGGGCTGCAGAGGTAGACCAAGTATGAATATCTATCTCTATATTAGGATTCTTTGAAGTATGGGACAGTGCACCAAATACCGCACCTGTTACGGCATCTGATAAATCTTTAGATTTTTTACGTGGGTGATCTACCTTTTTATCATTAATAATTTTAAGTTCAGACATTTCGTCAAGCAATAAAGGTATGTATGGCATGGCAACACGCTCTTCATAAATCATCATTGCAAGATCTTCATAATGTTTTTTACCAACAGAAACAGTATCAGTTCTTATTCCTACTGCTTGAAGTTCTTGTTGAATATCAAACGACTGCCAACGGTCAAAAGTAACCATGCCCAGATTAAAACCTTGTCTGCGAAGATTTTGAATCCACTGCTTTACATCTGATAGGTTAACTGGTCCTTCAACTTTTGGTTCCCACCAGACAACGGCATCAACAATAATAATTGGGGCAACCTGTTCATAGTCTTTAACAACTTGAAGGTTAACCCATTTATCAACGTGGGCAATTGCTACTGCACACTTGTCGTGTTTTTGAGCAAGGTCAGCGTGAACAAAATATACTTTGTCTGGATCTGGCTTAAATGATTCGTCAAACCTTTTGTTACTATCAATTGGATTTCTAAGTGTCATACATTTTTCAAGTTTATCTTTTTGTTTAAAAAATGCATCAGAAGCAAATGTTGGTACGCATGCAAATCTTTGCATAGCATCCCCCATATCAGTAAAAAATGCAAGTCTGAAATCATCTATCTTGCGAGTAGGGTTGACTACCCACGTAGGTCTTTTTAATGCAAATACCCCTGGATATTTGTATGATGTGATCTGGTCTTCATCCCATGCAATGTCTAAATGGTTTCCTTCTAGATCATCTGGAAAATCTGGGTTCATAATAAATCTATGTGTATATGTTATTACTTCTTTTTCCATAATTGCTGCTTCATATTTTTGTGAAATAAAGTCCCCTGGAAAACGTGGGAATGAAAGAAGTGCAACCTTACCAAGATCAGGGAAGCGAGAGTCTACTGAAGCACGAAACGCCTTATAGATATTATCGGCAGTTTTTCCTTGATCATTTCCCGTTCCTACTTCTTGTGTGAAACCAGAAATTTCATCAAGCACTGCAAGTATAAGGTTAAGTCCTTCGTGTGATTCTCTTTCTGAGTGACCAGAGTAAACGGTAATGCCTTTATCAAACTCAATGCTTTCAGCCTTGGCGTTATATTTTCCTGCAAACCATTCAGATTTTTCAATCTTGTTTTTAAAACCTTTAAAGAAAACGTTCTTGGCTTGTTGAGCGTTAATCGCAACGTTGATAATATCAATAGCATCTCCAGAAGGTTTACCAAAGTATCGTGCTGGATCTTTAAGGCATAGAAGTTTGTATACTATGTATGCACAGGCTACTGTTGATGTAAAGTCTTTTCCAGATCCCTTGCCAAGTTGCAAAATAATTTCGTTCTTTGTATATTTTTTATAATACTGCGTTCCTTTTTCCGGGCCAAGAATATCTATAACATCTTCAATTCTATAGATTTGACTCATTGCTTCAACAATGTCATATTGAATATCAGATAAAGGTGGTTGGGCTAGATAGTGTTCTCCCTCAACAAATGTCTTGGCATCTACTGGCATTTCTTCAAAGTTATTGTTTTTTAATACTTCAAGAAACTCATTGAACATCGTGGACAACTGTAATCACTTCTCCTTCTTTTGCAATTGCAGAGAGCCTCTTCATAATAATATCTCTTACTTCTGGGTGCTCAGATGCAATGTCACGAAGAATTCCAACAAGAACCTCTTGTCGCTTTTCAATCTCAACCATCTCTTCTGCAAGTTCTTTGTTCTCAAGAAGGCCAGCCTTTTGAAGCATGTCAATTCTTTTAGATTCAATATCCATAACAAGTTTGATTGCTGAAGTCTTAGCACTAAGGTTATTAGTCATAGATGCTTCATCAATAACTTCATAAGACTTTAAAATAAGTTTGCTATAGTGTGCATCTGCACCTGCAAGTGCATCTTTAGCCCTAGCACGAATTGCTGTATTGTTAGAAGTCTTTTCTTTCCATTCGTCAATATATGCAACAACACGAGTTCTTGGAATTGCCAACTCTTTTGAAATTTGTGTTGGATCGCTACCCTTTAGGTATTCTCCAACAACATCATTCATAACATCAAGATGCTTTACTAACTCTTCTTCAGTTGACATACTTGCCCTCTAGTCTATTTATTTCATCTTTAATGTAAAATATTGCTTTTTCAAGATCTTGAATAGTCTTTGACTCATCTTTAAGTCCTGCTCTCCAAAGATATTTAAAAGCGTTTCCAATATTAAAATTGCGGTGACGAGTAATTTGTATGCACTCAACTCCAGAAGGATCTGTTGTATAGTGCTGTGGATGATTTACTTGGTCAACGGTAATAGTTAAATTTTCACTCATCATCTTCCTCCCAATCAAATGCTTCTGGTAAACCTTTTAGTGTAGAAATAGCAAATGAAAGTCCAACCATACCTACAACGGCTGTGGCTATTAAAATCTTTTCAAACTTTTTCATCTCTTTGATTTCCTTAATCCAAATTTAGCAAGGTACACATAAATTGTTTCTACGCTTGTACCGCACTCTTTTGCAATATCTTGTGGAGACTTTTTGTCCATAAGAAATCTCTTACGAAGCCACGACTCACTTGTATATAGTTTAGCAGCCATAATGTTATTTGTCAACCCCTATTGCTTTACCCCAATTAGACATAGCCCAATGCCCAATGCCACAAGCATCTGCTACGTCATTATCCTCAATAGTTCTATCATAAATAGTATTAATAAACTTAATAGTTCTTTCTTTACGAAGCATTCTTTCGTATGCTTTGTACCAAGATACAGACTTGCCAGGATTTTGAGCACGAATAAATAACTGTTCATCTTTAGATATTTTTTTATTACCAATATAATTTTGCCAAGTAATTGGAGAAACTTTGCCAATTATTTTAGTTCCAGACTGCCCTGCTGATCCCAGAATTGCCCCCTGAACTAATGCAAGGTCTGCAGCAGTTTTTGGTGAGTTCATAAAGACAGTATGCTCAATAACTATTGCTTCAAATCCACCATAAATATCAAAAAAAGATTTTACTTTTTTGCCAGCATCCATTACCTTTTCATAAATATCTTTACCTTCAAAATAAATCTTTCCAACAACGCCCAACGATTCTTGTTTAGTATCAAACAAAGCAAAAGCAAGGCTATTAGTGCTTGCATCTATAGAGCAAATAGTATTTGGTGCCATCTCTAAGCCCCATTTATTCTTGCTCATAGTCAATGAAACCCTTCAACTCTTTTAACATTTTATCAACTGCTTTTTTACTAATATTGCAATTAGAGCAAAATCCAGAATCATTATAGATAGAAAGGTCGACACCACAACCACCTAAACATTTTCTTACTTTGCCTAATCTTTTTTGTCTACGAGTAACTTGATATCGTTCTGCAATTTTTTCTCTTGTTGCTTCATCTCTACACAACTCACTGCAGTAAATTTGATAAGAGACCTTTGGTGTGAAGTATGCATCACATTTGTTACAAAGTTTCAACTAACTTCTCCATTGATTTAATCTTAATTGTTCCATCTCCAGCATCGGCACATGCTTTCTGAATTGGACAAGTCTTACAAATCTTTGAATTAGAGCGATAGTTTTTTGTTGGAAGAGTTCTGTCAACCCAGGCTTGTCGTACTTCACGCATCCACTGGAAAGCATTGTCAACCCATTGACGATAGTTATCATCAACTTCTACTGGAAGGATAAGAAGTTCATGATTGTTTTTATTTTCATAAATAAGAACACCCTTCTTCTTTCCTAAAATTTTCATGTAAATTAATAACTGAATAAGGTGACCTGTTTTTGGTTTCATTGAATTCTTACGATATTCAAATCCCTCATTGAGCATTGTCTTAATTTCTCCAACAATTTCTTCACCTTCCCAATCAAGCATTACGTCACCGTAACCAAAGATTGGAGGATCATCGTAGCGAATTTTAAATTCAGTTGTAGGGTTGCCCTCATCATCTTTATAAATCTTAACAATGCCAGCACCAATCATTGCATCCTGAATGCGGGCATGCGAAAGAGTTCCAGCAGTCATGTTGGCAGCACCGTAGGCATCTGCATTATCTTCAAATGTTTGCCCATCAAATGCCAAATACCAGTATCTTGGGCACTCTCCATGCGAGTATGCAATGGTAGATGGAGCAAACGTTTTCTTTGTTGTAAATTTGGGACCACGATTGACAACATAGCCAGAACGGATCTTTTCAATTAAAGCATCTGAATCCAGTATGTTGTTCTTTCTAGAAACACTCTTTATCATCACTTCATGTAATAAATTCTTCGTCATTATATTCCTTTGTTTTATATAAGTATACCAGGTTAGCGCATGATGTATTTGAGTGCTGATACCAAGTTGTTTACTGCTTCTGCTGCTGTGTAATATATGTTTTTCTTTGCCCTGTTATTTTTATCAACATTTGCCATCCAAGTAGCCTTTAACGCTAATTTTCCTGCAATTGCCTGAAGTCTAACAATTTCAATTGCTGCTACTGGCATAGGAATATCTGGTTTAATGATTAACTTAGCAATCATTGTAAGTGCTGTAGTCAATTCTTCGTCTTCCATAAACTCAGCAATCTCTGCCAAACCATTAACCATATCTAATGTTGTTTGTTGTGGACCTGTTTCAGTCATATTATTCCTCCTCTACTAACTGCTCTAACATATCTAATTCAATTATAGCAAGTCGTACCTTCTGTGTACCCTCGCCTAAAACAATAACAAGTGCTGGATCCATGCTTTTCTTTAAAGCATCTGTTACTACTTTTGCCCATACATCTTGATTTAAAGTAAAAGATTTTGAGCATTCTTTAAAATCTAAAACAAAATTATTCCAAGAAGCATCTCCTTTGGTATTATTTCTACCAGAGTTTTTATGCTGTTTGGCCCCAATTCTTTTAGATTCTGATCTTTCACTCACTTTTAAAATCTGCTTTCTTTTTCTTTTTAGGTAAAAGATTTACTTTAGATATGTGTTTACTGCTACACATCCAAGTTGCATCTCCACTTTCAGGCCAAAGCCTTAAAGACAAAACTTCTTCGTGACATTTTTTGCATGGAAATTTGCCTGAAAATATTTTAAAATCAGCCATCAGATAGTTTCTTTTTTAGTGATTCCTGTAGTGTAAGATCTTCCTTTACACGTGCAATAAAACCATCACGACCTTGAACCTTTGAGCCATCTTCAAGTTGGTACCATGCCCCTGTTCGGTTTACCAAGCCTGCAGATTCTGCGGTGTCAACTAAATCACCAATAGAATCAATACCAACTTCATCACCTCTAAAATAAAAATCATATTCGCCTGATTGAAATCCTGGAGAAGTCTTGGAAAACTGCAGTTCCCAACGAATCTTTCTTCCAACTTTTTCTTCAATCAACTTATCACCAATCTTAATCTTGCCTTTAATGGCCTGATTATCTGATTCTGATGAGAACAGTTTAATGACTGTTGACGAATAAAACTTAGTAGCCTGTCCACCTGTTGGCTGTTGGCTTGTATACATTGCACTAATATTATTTCTTGATTGTGAAATAAGAACAAATAAAGTTGGTTTAACTTTGTTATTAGAATAGTTAATCATCTTCCAAGCATTGCTAAAGTCACGAGACTCTGCTCCGATCTGCTTAGTATTTTCTAATTGCTTAAGTTCGTCAGAGTCTTTCTCAAAATAAATTGCGGGAAGCAAAGATGTAATTGAATCAACAACAACAATGTCTACTCCAGCATTAATTAGGTTAGTTCCAACATCTACCATCTCATTAATTGTACGTGCTTGAGAATAAATAAGTTTAGATGAGTCTACTCCAAGTCGTTCTGCCCAAACCTTATCGTATGACATTTCAGCATCAATCCACGCACAGATCTTTCCTTCTTTCTGTGCTAGACCTATCATCTGAAGGCATAGAGAGGACTTTGCAGAGGACTTTGAACCCCAAACCAACACTTGTCTACCATAAGGTAGTCCACCTGCCAGAGCACGGTTTAAACCAAAACTAGGTGTCTCCGCATATTCTGTTGCAGGAACTGAATCCCCCACCATGATAGTCTTACGCAACTTAGGGTTAAGTTGTGCTAATACTTCTTCCATACTAACTGACATGCACATCCTCCAATGTAATTGTTCCATCTTTTGTTTTTCCAAAATCAAACTTGTATGACTTGCCCTCTTCAATATTCATATAAGCCTTAGAAAATGCTGTAGGGAATACTGTAATAGGATGTAGATCTCTACCCGTATCTGCAAGTGTTAGTGTTGCCATCTTTTTGCCAGCCTTAGTTACCCTTGGCTTAAAAGATACAACAAACATTTCTTCATCAGAATATGGCAACTGCTTATAACTTAAAAACTTTACAAGGGCATTATTTGAACCCTTAATCTCATCAACAGGTATTGCAGAAACAATTCTGTTATCTGTTGCAAGAAGTAGATACGTCTTTCCAGTTTCAATTGTTGTCTGCTCTTCATCAAATATGCCAATGCTACCAGTCTTATCAAGAACTTCAACTCTTGACCAACCAGTGCCACGCTTAATTGCTTTGACCATACCAAGAAGTATAAAAGAACCCTTCTCTTCAAAACTTTCCGTATCACTAATAAATGCATAATAATGTGAAGGAATAGTTATGTTAAACTCTGGAAGATTTAGGTACTCATAAAGATTTTCTTTAATCTCATCATCATTACGTGGATGATCAGAGAAAGTTGCTGCACCGATTACTCTTAATGCTTGCAGGGCACGAGAGTTTACTCCATTGCCTTTTGTGAACGTGAACTCTTCAAGTTCTTTGTAGGACTTAAAAGGCCGTGCTGCAATATATCTTTCTGCAATCGTGTCAGATATGAACTTGATAGCACTGAGTCCAAACCTAATACCCTTACCCTCAATTTTAAAATCTTTATCCGAATCATTAATGTGAGGCAATTTAATGCTAATGCCCATTCTCTTTGCTTCAATAAGATATTCAGTTCTTCCATCTTTATCCTTTTCATTTTTAAGAAGAGCAAACATAAATTCTAGTGGATAGTGGTATTTGAGCCACGCCGTCCAATACGAGAGAGTACTGTAAGCAACGGCATGCGACTTGTTAAACGAATACCCAGCATGCGCTTCAAAATCATGCCAAAGATCCAGAGCATCATTAGGGGCGATATACTTACTAGCACCACTAATGAAACGATCTTGGAACTCATTAAACTCTTTAGCATCTTTTTTCTTGCCAATGATCTTTCTAACTTTATCTGCTTCCGACATGGACATACCGCCAAGTTGTACGCATGCTTGCATAACTTGTTCCTGGTAAAGAATGCAGCCATAAGTATCCTCCGTAAATGGTTTTAAGATTTGGTGAAGATAATTAATATTTTGACGACCATGCTTGCGGTCAATATAATCTTTACCAATTGTATTTGCAGCACCTGGGCGAACTAAAGCATTTGATGCTGCAAGTTCATCAAGGTTCTTTACTCCCATTTTAATTAAAAGGTTTGTGTATGGTGTTGCTTCACACTGAAACACACCCTTAGTATATCCACTA